ATTCGAACCATTTAACATGGCATACACAAACACTTATTTGTTAGCAAGTTCTAACATGGGCGGACTTGCAACTTATAATGCATTTGCAGGATATCAAGAACTAGTAGGACGTATGTTTGGATCATTCATTGAATTCAAATGGAATAGATCAAATAAGAAACTTACAATCTTACAACGTTCACGTGCAGAAGAAGAACTATTACTAGAATGTTACAACTACAGACCAGACTTTGAACTATTAGATGATTATATGGCTGTACAATGGATTAAAGACTATACACTTGCAAAGTGTAAATATATGCTAGGCGAAGCACGTAGTAAATTTGCTACAGTTGCAGGCCCACAAGGAGGCACATCTTTAAACGGTGATGCCTTAAAAGCTGAAGCACAAGCTGAAATGGAAAAACTTGAACAAGATCTAGCACTAGCAGTAGCTGGCGGCGTAGGTTACGGCTTCACAATCGGTTAAAATAACACTTGACATCTGCTAAATTATAACGTATACTATACATTATAAATTAAGGACTCATTATGATTATTGGAATTTGTGGACTCATCAGTTGCGGTAAAGGTACAGTAGCAGACATTTTAGTTGACGATCACAACTTTGAAAAGATTAGTTTTGCAGATAAACTTAAAGACGCAGTATCTTTAATGTTTGATTGGCCACGTGATATGCTTGAAGGTGAAACGCCAGACAGTCGTTATTGGCGTGAGCAAGAAGATGAGTTTTGGACAAAAGAAACAGGACGTAGTGTAACTCCAAGATTAGTATTACAAGAATTTGGTACTGATTGTATGCGTAACGGATTCTATGATGGTATTTGGGTAAGTTTTGTTAAAAAGACTATTATTGATAATCCCTATAAGAACTTTGTTATTCCTGATGTACGCTTTGAAAACGAAGTAGAAGTTATTAAGAATATGGGTGGAAAAGTTTGGTGTGTTAAACGTGGGCCTGATCCTGTATGGTTTAGACAATATCAAGATTTAGGCATTGAACCAACTGATGTACATCCTAGTGAATGGCGTTGGGCAAAAGCATCATTTGAACATAATATATACAATGAAGGAACTATTGCAGATCTTAAAAGTCAGGTAAAAGGTCGCCTTGTTTCCACTTTGCGCCTTGCTTCTGCATCAACCGCTGACAGTTCGCACAGATAGTTTTTAAGTTACTACGCAACGTATTATTTAAATCACCGTCTATATGATAGACATTAAATTGCTCTTTATGATTACTGTGATGATTGCATTTTTCACAAGTATCTAACTGTCTATAACCAGCACGATGCCACTTAGGTATACCCCACATTTTTTTGCCGTGGTGCAAACAAGTATCACACTGCTTACGATAAAACGTTTTACCGTTCTTTTTATAGTTTACAGCCGCTGGTCTATATCCGCACTCGCATAAAGGTCTCATATTGTATTTACCTACCCTTTGTGGTACCTTTTTATTGGTGTTTTGATATATGTTTTTGGAGAAATCATATAAATACTTTTAACAGTTGTTATAACAGGAGAACTTAAATGGCTTTAATATCACCAGGTGTACAAGTTAGCGTAATTGACGAGAGTTTTTACACACCAGCAGAACCAGGTACTACTCCGATGCTATTTGTTGTGTCTAAACAAGACAAAGCAAACGCGGCAGGAACAGGTACAGCAAGAGGTACAACAAAGGCAAATGCCGGAGTACCATTTTTAATTACATCACAAAGAGATTTATCAGACACGTTCGGAGATCCATACTTCCAAACAGATGCAAGCAACAATCCAGTTAACGGTGGCGAACTAAACGAATACGGTTTACAAGCGGCATACTCATACTTGGGTGTTAGTAATAGAGCATTTGTTGTAAGAGCAGATGTTGATCTAAACGAATTGAGCCCAAGTGCAAGTGCACCAGCGGCTAATCCAGCAAACGGAACATGGTGGTTTGACACAGCATTATCAAAATACGGAATATTTGAGTGGAACGGCAATGCCGTAACTGTTACTGGTGGACAGTCTTTCACTAACAAAGTTCCACTTGTAATTACTACAAACACACAGCTAGTTGGAAACAGCAATACAGGCCTTCCAAAAGGTGCAGTAGGTGCAGTAGGTGATTATGCTGTTGTAACAACAACTACCCAAAACAAAGTATACTACAAAAATAGCTCAGGAACATGGGTAAAAGTAGGATCAGCGGCTTGGGTATCAAGTTGGCCAACTGTAACAGGTACAGCGGCTAACCCAACACTAACAAGTAGCCAAGGTATTAGCATTAACGGAACAACTGTTTCATTAGGTGGATCAGACACTACTGTAGCACAATTTGCGGCGGCAGTAAATAGTGCAGGTATTACAGGTGTAACAGCAAGTGTAGTTGACGGCAAAATTAATTTGTTTGGTGACGGTTCAAACACAGTTGACGGTGCAACAGATGATGACGGTGCAATTAGACTAGCGGCAGGCGGTTCAGGTACACTACTTGCAGATCTAGGATTAACAGCAGGTGACTACTATTCACCAGCATTTGAAATTGCTCCACATACAGCAGTTCCATCGTTCAAAACAGCTGACACTAAAACAAGACCTACAGGAAGTGTTTGGTTTAAAATTACTGACGCTAACTTAGGTGTACAAATGAAAGTTAAGCAGTTTAACGGAACTACTAAACTATGGGAAGATAAATCAGCATTAGTATATAAAAACCATGCTGAAGCACTATACAATTTAGATAAAGCACAAGGTGGCTTAGGACTTGCATTAGGTGCATTGTACGTACAAGCACATGTTTCTGAAGCTGAAAACGAAGAGTTTGATTTTACAATTATGGCAAGAAACAGTTCAACTGCAACTTCAATTACTTCAAGTGCAGTGGCAACACAGTTAAGCAGTCAGTCATATGGTTTTACAATGGCAGAAAGTATTGTAGGACAAGCGGCTATGTCAACAGGCAAAGCATTAAGCATAACAGCATTAGGAAATGCAGGAGATGCAGACTTAATTGCAAATGCAATTAATGCGGCAGGATTTGTAAATGTTGTTGCAAGCGTAGATGCAAGTAACAGAGTTATTATCCAGCACAATGATGGCGGAGAAATCCACATTAAAGATACAAATGGTGCATTAGGATTAATTGGCTTTACAGCATTTAATTATACAACAAAAGCAGGTACAGCAAACTTATATGCGGCACCAAGTGGTGATGCAACTTATGACTTCCACGCTTCAAACTGGAAAATTTTAACACAAACTGCAAGTGCAAGTGCTCCAACAGCATTAACAACTGATGGTGCATTATGGTACAACAGTATTGTTGATGAAGTTGATATTATGGTACACGATGGTAGTACATGGAAAGGTTATCAGAACGTTTACAGTTCAGCTGATCCATTAGGACCAATTGTTAGTGCAACACAACCAACTACACAACAAGATGGTTCATCTGCACTAGTAACAGGTGACATTTGGGTATCAACAGCAGACTTAGAAAATTATCCACAAGTACACAAATATAACGCAGATCTTCAAAAATGGTTAGCATTAGACGAAGGCGATCAAACATCAGAAGATGGTATTTTGTTTGCTGATGCACGTTATGGTACAAGTGGCGGAACAGCTACAGTAGCACCAAGCGGAACTATTGCAGAACTATTAGTTAGTGATCACTTAGACACTGACGCACCAGATCCTGCACTATATCCAAAAGGTATGTTGCTTTGGAACTTACGTAGAAGTGGATTTAACGTTAAGAAATTTGTACGTAACCATGTAGACGTAACTGCTAACAATATTAGAATGGGCGACGTGAGTATGGCTTTATACTATCCACACAGATGGATTACTGAGTCAGCTAACCAAGTTAACGGATCAGGTAGCTTCGGACGTAAAGCACAACGTAAAGTTATTATTCAAGCTCTACAAGCAATGGTTAATGCTAACCAAGAAATTAGAGATGATGAATCAAGATTGTTTAACGTTATGGCGGCGCCAGGTTATCCAGAATTGATTAATGAAATGATTGCACTAAACAATGATAGAGGCTTAACAGCATTTATCGTAGGTGACAGTCCGTTTAGATTACCAAGCGATGGTACTTCACTTAATAACTGGGGATCAAACGTTGCACTAGCAGTTGAAGATAACGACAACGGTGCAGTTAGTAGAGATGAATATTTAGGTATGTTCTACCCGAGCTTATTTACAAGTGATAACGCAGGTAACAACGTTGTTGTTCCACCAAGTCACGGTATTCTAAGAACACTAGCATTAAGCGATCAAGTATCGTTTCCATGGTTTGCTCCAGCAGGAACAAGACGTGGTGGAATTACAAATGCAAGTGCCGCAGGATACATTGATGCAGAAGGCGAATTTAAGTCAATTGCATTAAATGAAGGACAGCGTGATACACTTTATGCTAACAACATTAACCCAATTACATTCTTAACAGGAGCAGGACTTGTTAACTTTGGTCAAAAGACTAGAGCAAAGAACGCAAGTGCATTGGATAGAATCAACGTAGCAAGACTAGTAATTTACTTGAGATCACAACTTAAGAAACTTGCTAAGCCTTACATCTTTGAGCCTAATGATAAAATCACACGTGATGAAATTAAAGCACAAGCAGATAGTTTAATGCTAGAGCTAGTGTCACAAAGAGCGTTATATGACTTCCTAGTTGTATGTGATGAGTCTAACAA